AATGTAGCACCTTTTGGTAATTCTCTACCATCACCTTCAAAACCAACCAAAGACATTTGCTCTGGTGACATTGTTTGTTCTGATTGGTCTGGTCCACCTTCTATACTTGGTCCAGACTTTTGTAAGTTTTCTCCTACAGGATTAAGGTGAGCATATTCAGATGCACCTTCTGGTACTTTTGTTTCTTCTACTGATATTGGAAATTTATTAGCAGAAAATAAAACATCTATTAATTGTCCATATGCAGCTAAAACTTTTGTCTTAGTTACTTTAACAAATACTCTTGACTTTTCATGTTCTCTAAAATGAACATTTTTATAGTATTTACCTCTATAATTATGAAAAGCTTCAAGCCATCTGTCTTCATCAGATTGTCTTGCTCTTTCAGAAGAATCAAACTTTTCATAGACAAAAGAAGCCAGTCTATTAGCTTCTTGTTCTTTTTCTTGGTTTTCTTCTTCTTTTGAATTAGTAATGTCTGTGTTATCTACCATATCTAGTTATACCTTTATTATACACCTACTTGTTGATTTTGTCAAGTTAAATCTTTATCATTTTCTTAATTACACTTCTAGGATAGACATTTCTATCACCAAAAGCTACCTCACCATTATCATTCTGATATGATGCAAAACTCCACACATATTTGTCAGTTTTCTTAAATATATAAGCTTCTGTATTAATTGTAGCTACTGACATCTTTGAAAACTCATTATAATCAGTAATTGAAGAATCACCGCATATATCCTCCCAAACTATTAAATACTTGTGATATTCTTTATCACCTACAGTTATGGGACTACTTGTCTTCGGCATCACTATTTAAATATTCTTCTTTCGAGTTTCTAAAATTTTTTGATTTGCTGGTATCTATATCTGCTTCTGGTTGTCTGCACCATTGTCTAAATCTATCTTCTGGTCCACCCATATCATTTAGTCTAAATACTTTAAATGGTTTTATAACATATTCAATATTAGGTTTTTTCTTATACTCAATCATTTCTTCGTATGACATAAACTTATCATACTCTTCTTGAGTTTTTTTATTTCTAAATGTATAGGTAGGCATTAGAAATATTTTTTTAATATATTAATTATTTCTTCTTCTTTAGCTATTAATTGTATTTCATTTCGTATAGCACCTAATATGTCTGAATGGTCTCCTATACCTGCAGGGTTCTCTAAATAAACATCAACATTAGCTTTATGTTTTTTTATATTACCTTCTGCATTAGCAATTAAAGCTTCTATAATTTTTGATTTCATTTTTAAATTTGCTAAAAACATTTTACTACTATCTCCCATGTTAATATCCAAAGGTAGGGTCAGATGGTGTAAATCTTTTTATTTCTCTCATCTGACTATAAGCTGAAGGTTTTTGAGGTCTTGACATAATTAAATATCTAAGTGCATCATATGCATGGTCTGATGCTTTTGTATCAACATCCTCTGGCTTATTAGGGTCAACAGGAATACTTTGTAATTCTCTTATTAGATTAACACAATTAGAAAATATCTGTAGTCTTGGTCTGCCTGTTGTTTTGTTTTGTTTTAGATACTCATGTATTTGTATCTTACCTTGAATTCTATTTTTATCTGCGGGTCTTAACTTATGTCCTGCTCGGACCAATGTTTCTCCTACTGTTGGTCCTCCCACACCTGTCTTGTTCCAAGCTGCAGTATCTAATACTCCTTGAATACTTCTTCTATCATCTCGTTCATATTCTCGAAGCATGTTAGATAAGTCTTCACCTGTTAAACCTTTTCGATATAGTTCACGATAAATTATTAATGTATCATCATCTGGGTCTATCGTTGCCCATACACAAGCAGATTCGGCAGCATAGCCATAGTCAATTCCTTTTAATCTAGTCCAATGTATTGGTATTTTAAATGGAGGTATAACATGAATCTCTGGATTGAACTCAACAAATGCTGCACCTTCTGCTACATCCCAATTACCTTCTAACAATTGTTTTCTTTGTATTGGGGGTAATGACTCCAACATCTTTTCATATCTACCATCTTCTGATAAATATGGATTATCTTCTAATCGTGCCGGAATAAATTTTCTACTTAATCCATCTGGTCCTTTAAAAGATTCGTTAGGAGGACTCGGGTCAAGATATCTTTTTCTTACCCAATGTCCACCAACTCCTCCCGGGTTTGCAGTACACCGAATATAAGGTTTTATTTGTGAGTCTGTTGTTCTTAATCGTGATTGCAAATATTGAAGTGGAAACTCTGTTGGGTATTGTGTTAATTCATCAATACCTATCCAACTATAAGCTTGACCTTGATAGCGATACACATCTGCATCTCTGTCAAGATATCCAAACTCCAATGTAGCACCCGAAGGAAATTTCCATACCTTTTCTACTTCTCTGAACTTTGCACCCGGAAAAGCTTTGGTATATAACTCTCTGGACTTATCTATTAATTCTCTAAGTTCGGGCATACTTCTTCTTAAAAGTAATGCTCGGTGGCTCGGTCTATGCATAAACCTTAATGGGTCTACTAACATTGCATATGACTTACCACCTCCCGCAGCACCACCATAAAGAACATCTTGTTCTCCTGCTGCTAGGAAATCGGTTTGCGGTCCATTATTAGGTTTAAATACTATGGACTCTTTGTTTTCTTTTATAAAGTCTCGAACTTGTTTCGGTGCTTTCTCAAACTCTGATTCAGTAATAACTGTATTTTTGTTGGTAGTTTGTTGTCGCTTTGGGTCTACCGCAAGTTCAACCTTTGTTAAAACTTTCTTCTTCTCGTTTAAATTATTTCTTTTCTTAGCTATCTTTCTTTCTAGCTTTGCTAATTCTTTTTCTTTATCTCTGAGTTCTTTTCTAGCTTGTAGCTTTGCCTTTGTTTCCATAGACAAATGCCTTGGGGCTTTAGAACCCTTCGGTCTTCCAACCATTACGAATCCCTTTTATTCTTTAATTGTTTCTTTGCTGCTTTTGCAAGTCTAGCTTGTTCGTTTTTATTCTGTACTTTTGCTCTTTGTTCTAGTACAGTAAGAATCTGTATCTTTCTTGCGTATGGTTTATTAATTCTTTTAACTTTACTAATTGTTTTCTTTGCGTCTGATACTGTTGCATATTTAATACTTACAGTATCTTTAGGATTCTCGTCTGTGTAGAGTCTTCTACCAGAACCTTTAGGTTTTTTTCCTGTTCCTTTTTTTGGGTCTTTACTCATTATAAGTCTGTTCTAAAACAAATAAATTCAAATATATCTATAGCAAATATATATCCTAGATAAAATGAACCTAACAATAGACTAGCAAAGAATAATCCAAGTAAAATATTTTTCATTATATATTTCTTTTGTCTAATAAACTTTTTATTCTTGATTTATCAACTATCTTTTTTAATCCTACATAAGATATCTTACGACCAGTCTTATGTTCTAATTGTTCTGCTGCACCTCTTAATGATAGTGAACCATTAATAATATGTCTTTTTGTTTCTTCTAATTCTTTTATCTGTTCCGGTATTGGTTCAAGAAAACCTTTTTCACTTGCTTCCTTATAACCAAAAGGTATAGTTGATGTTTTTCGTTTAGTAAGCATTACGAATTGATAGTTTTTCTATACTCCTTAACATCCATCTCAATACAATGAGCATCAATATGTATATCTCTTAATCCAATTGCTTCAGCTTCCATTCTCATTACTTCAACTGCTACAGGTTTTCCTAATACACATTCTTCCATAGTCATAAAATACATACCTTTATTATAATAAGTAGATTCTGTCGAAGCACTTAAAAACATTAAAAGGTAAAAAACTTTAGTCATTCTCTACCTCTACTGGTTCTGCATCTATAATAGTTTCTTTTTTATCTGGTAGTATAAAAATTCCGCCACTATGATTGTGGTTAACATTAATACTTTCTTTCTTTGCTACTCCAACTCTATCTAATAAGGTTTGTGCTGCTTGTAATTTTGCGTTAACCTGTGGAATAGGTTCATCACTTTCTAAAACATCCACTAACTTCTTAGCTGCTTTAGGTGCTGAATGAGCTAATATCGTATTAGCTGTGTCGATAATCTCCTGTCGGAGACTTTTGACAACAGCATAATAACTGGTGTCCTTATAACCTGCAACTTGAAGTGCCGCTTTTATATCTCCTTGGGCTTCGCCACTTAAAGCATCTAAAAACTTCTGTTGTTGCTCTGTAAGGTTTCTGTTATTGGTGTTTGTTTGTGTTTGTAAAAAACTCATATGTCTTATTATACACCTCTAGTTAACATTTGTCAAGACTTTTTTTTTCACTTGACAAATTCGCAGAGGGGTGTATAATATATATAGACCTGCCGGGAGCTATAACACCCATATAACACCTTTTTATATATTTTGATTACACAACCCTGCCAAAACCGGTGGGGTTTTTTTATGCCTGTAACGCACCCCTAACTAGTTAACAGCTAAATCTGATAATTTTGTGTGAGTATGATATATATGTGGCACTAGGGGGCTATGGCACTTGCCCATGCCTATTTAGTAAATCACAATCTTGCCATATTTTAAAATAGAAAATATTTATCCTATTATATAT